AAGCTTGCGTTTGGCTGTTTGGCGGCGGCAGTGTTCATTCCTTCAATGGATGTTGTAGCATTGTCTGCACTGGCCATAACCGTTGAGTAAACATCATCACCGAGCCATGCCTTGATTTGACCATGGACTTCTTCCGGCGTAGCGCCCCAGTTGACCATTTCTTCGACAATCTTGTCGATGATCTCCTTGATGCTCATGCCGTCACGGTTCCAGTTCTCCACCATGTTATTCAATGTGAGGGAATGAACATCTCCAATGCCTCTCAAACCTGTCCTTAAGGATTCAACAACGTCATCACTGGTGACACCAATATCCTCAAGGCTGTCACCGATAGCCTCATTCTTTGCGGGAAGCCCATCAAGAAGTCCGTTGAGCACTTTGAGCTGATCATCATTCAGATGCCCGATACCGCTCCCGAGTCCATCTATCGCGGCTTTTGCCTGTTCCGATGTGACTCCGGCATCAGAAAGAATGGTCACCACTTTCGAGAATAAATCATCCTCGCCTATATCGCCGTTTTCGAAACTTTCCTTAAGTTGGAATATCTTCGTCTCATCATCGGCCGTGAGGACGCCCATTTCCTCAAGTTTTCGTGAGAAGCTATCAACAGCACCGCCGAATTCGCTCATTACGCCGTTGCCACCGCGCATCTTATCGTAAAAGTTGCCAATGCCCTCTGCGGCAAGAAGTACGCTTCCCCACAGCAGTATAGCTACACCTGTTGCGCCAGCCGCGCCAGCCATAAATGTACCAAAGCCCATAGATGCCGAAGACACAATCGTGTCCATCTGACCTAAAATTAGGTCACTCAGCTTCTTCTCAACAGCTTTCTTCAATATGTTGGAACTAAAGCCAAGAACCCCGAGTGCCAATTTCATTCCGATTAACGGAGCCGCAAGAAGGAAAATTTTATTCCAATCCAGTTTCTGAAGGAAGTCCTTTATAGCTGTGGCAATCTCGCCACGTCTGTTCCAAAGTTCATCAATAAGTGCACCAAAGAACTTGACGGCGGCATCAGCAATATTGTTGATTGCTTCTGCAATCTTCTTCCACGTCTCCTGATCGCTGAGAACATCGCCGATAACCTTGCCGATATCATGGCCCATCGTGATGAAAACATCAGGATCCTTGAACGCTTCTGCGATGTCAGAAGCTACAGCCTGGACAAACTTGGTAATCGTCTCAGAAATATCATCGATATTCGCATGAGCCGTCTCAACAGCTTTCGATAAAGCCGTTAAGATTCCTGCACCGAGTCCGGTTCCTTCGCCGTCATTGCCAAGTGTGACAACGAAGTTCCGCAACATTGTCCATGCGCCATTCCACAGATTGCCAAGCAGAGTGCCGATATTCTCCCACTTGATGTTGGTGATCATTCCGACAATGGCAGAGCCAAGTTTGATGCCGAGTGCCGCAAAATTTACGCCGTCCTTCGGGTCAAGAATTCTATTGAAACCATCAACGATTCCATTTATGCCAGCCACGATTGTGGCAGAAACCGTATTGAAATCAGCGTCAGTGACAAGCTCATTTATGCCATCGGTGATCCACTGGCCGAGAAAACCCCAGTTAATGCCTGTTACGGCGCCGTATAAATAGCCCCAGATCGCATTAAATACGGAAGCGATCGTAGCGCCTACGGTCTCAGGCTTCGCTTCCTTAAAGATACCGTTAAACGTGGATGACCATGCTCTTCCGAGTGTGATCCAGTCAATTCTCTCGATAAACCGCTTAACAATCTGAAGTACATCCTCGATGCCACGACCAATCGTTCTGCCGATCATGTCGAAATCGATATTTGAGACCATCGAATTGAAGGTAGTTGTAAACGCATCGATATACGGAAATACCTTCGCCGTCACTTCAGCCGGATTAAGGAGATCGTATACTTTCTGGACTCCCTCGTTGATGCCTTCAGCGATGATCATGCCGAGTGATGCCCATCTCTCAGACAGGAATGCATCCTTGATGCGCTGTCCCCATGCACTCAACGCTTCTGGAAGCGGACTTGATGCCATCAGGTCATCTATGTTGAACAGGGCTTCGCCAAGGTCAACACCTGTTGTACCGATTCCACCACCAGAACCAGCACCACCGGAACCACCAGAAGAGGAAGTGCTTTCCTGCGGCTTCGCAAGCTGATTCAGTTCATCAAACGGGAGAACTGCTAGTTCCTTCTTCAGTTTCTTGGCATTGTCAGAAGCCGTTCCGAGATTATCAGCCGCCGCTCCGGTATTGTCATCAAGTGTGCCAGCAGAATCGGTCGCATCCTCGATCACGTCCTCAAGCCCGATACTTGCAGAACCGCCGGAGATGTTTCGCCCGAAGATCGTCTGCATAAAAACAGCAAATGCCTTGACAGCTGTCTGAATCACCTTCAGGAAGCCGTTAATCGCCGCCACAACGTGCCTCAGTGCAGAAGCGAGTGCATCACCAAGAGTAGCCGCAATGGACTGAATCAGAGCCTTCATCGTCCGTAAGCCATTCGCCATGGACGTAGAAGTTGCGGCGAAATCGCCTTGCTGTTTAGATGTAACGGACATCAGGTACTGATAGCGGAGCATCGTCTTCTCAGCCGTATCCATCGCCGAATAGGACTTCGTGATGCCTTGTTCCATGCGATATGCCTCAAGAGCGGCAACACGCATATCAATACCGAGAGCAAGAAGCGGTCTGCTCTGTCCGGCCATACCTGACTGAATCTTCTTGAACGCCGTCTCCGTGTCGATGTTGTAGAACGAAGAAAGATCTCCGGCGAGTCTGGTCATGTCCAGAGCCATCGTTCCGGCTTTCTTGTAATCAACATTCGACGCTTGGAACATGGCAGAGAGCGTACCAGCGTATCTCTTTGCGGCGTTCTCAGATACTCCGAACAAATCCATCGACTGCGATGCCCACTGATTAACCGTTTCGCTGAGATCGCCGAAGGTTTCCTGTACGATATGGTTCGTTTCAGCAACGTCAGCGCCAGCCGAGACGGCTTCCTTCATCCATGTAAAGGCACTACGAATTCCGTAAAATCCTACCATCGTGCCGAGTAGTGATTTAAAGGACGAAGACATCCCTTTCACGCCCATGGCAATAGGATTCGCCGTCTGAAGGATGAAAGTGAACAGCCCTTTTAAACCCTTGCTCGTCACCGACACGGCATTCTTGCCCATCGACAGCAATGCTGAACCGACCGTCTTCAATACCTTCGCCAGAAGCTTCAGAGAACTCCGTACCGAATCAACGACAACGCCAAGCGCTCCGGTCGAACGGCTGAAGCTTCTTACGGATGCTGTACTTCTTCCGCTCGTTTTCGACAGCTGTGCCATGGCTTCCGCAATACGAAGCGTCTTATCGGATATGTCTGTGGAGTTTATGGACTGGATAAAGTCGAGCATAGCATCCGTCAGCTTTGGGATGTTCTGCGCCGCCGTATCAATCTGTGTGCCATTCTGCGCCAGAGTCGCAATAGCCCTAGTGAACGTAGCCGTATCCTTCGGGATGCTGATTCTGCCAAACTGCTTAAAAGCTGTTGCAATACCATCCAGAGAAGACGGATTGAAGCTTCCACTCGCACGGCTTAAGTCAGCCAGACTCTTAGACAGATTGGAGATGCCAGTCGATCTGAAGCCCTTCAGACTCTGAAGAGAATTCGTCACGCCTGAGATATCTACGCCAGAAAGTTTCTTCATGACATCGCCGAAGTTATCAAGTGCGCCACTCAGCGTAACGAGCTTCTCCGTCACCTTGGCGAGGCTCTTCAGATTCGTCACAAGGCTCTTGATGCTGTTCGTGTTCTGGACTTGTGAATTTATTTTTACCTGTAATTCATCAATAACAGTAGACATAATGTCTGCCCTCTATATAGAAAAAGCGGGGAAAGACACTTAGTCCTCCCCCGTTCCATGTGTTCTTTCAAAATTCGCATTGAAGATCTGAGCGAATACTTTGAAGTCTTCGATCCCCTTTTCAGTTCCGTGTGCTCGATAATATTCTTCCTGCTTCTCATTCTTCTCCGCAATGGCGCTGAGAGGTTCTTCGAAGTATTTTGCCTTGGACTTCTTCCCGACCAGACAAGCTGCGACAGCCGCACCAACAGCGCGCTGAATGTAGATCCCCATCTGCCACATCTGGCTGTCCTGCATCTGCGCCTTGCGTCTGTAAGCATCGACATACGGCTTTAAGTCATTTGGTGCTGAGAACATCACAGTTCGCAACGGAACGCCTATCGACATATAGAAGGGCAGATAAATCGTCAGGATTTGGTCTCGATAACTTCGACTTTCTTCTTCGTAGTCTTCCTCTTGTGATCCTGCGGAATCTTCGGCGTATTCATCGCCTCCGCTGTCTGTTGGGTCGCTCGACCCACCTGGGATAAAAAACCGTTACGCTCCAGTTCCTGATTTAACAGGCGATAAAGCTCCATGGAATCATGTTCACCACGCTCCATCTGTTCGTCCGTTGCATCATCTTCGTAAGCGTCCATCAAGTCGTAGCATTTACGGATGACTTCGGCTTTTCTCTTCTCATCGACAACAGGAAGGCTTTCCGGATCATCGGGATCCTCGACATAATAGCCAAATTCGTCCTTGTGATACTTCTGAAGTCCTGCGGCGAGTAATTCCGCAGTAATCCTCATTGAATTGAGAGCCGTGTCGTACAGAGACTTGTAAAGCCCCATGGTGAAGGACTCCACTTCATCCAGATCGACATTCGGCTCCCGTCCTTCTTTTTCGGCGTTCTCAACTTCACGAAGGAACGCCGTTCTTTTCAGTTCAGCACTTGTAGCCGCCTTGACTCTGGTCTGTGTTTCTTCCAGAATCCGTGTAATAATGTCGGAATCAGTAACCACAAGCATACCGAAACGGATCTTGTAGTTCTTTCCGTCAATGGTAAGTTTTAACATAAGGATGACCTCCTATCCTTCTGCTAATTCAGTTATGAAGTCGTTGTAGCCGCAGAAATCACGATCTTAGTGCTGGGAACAGCCACAATCGTCATCTCATAGGCGCCGTTCACTTCACCCGCATTGACGTATACGGAGAACTCGCCTTCCCACTTGGCAACACCCTGCCCATGAGCCAGTACCAGTTCGAACTTGCCTGCCTGACCAGCTTTTGCGAGAACTTCGGTATACTTTTCGTATGTGTAGTTGCAAGTGAACTCAAGACTATCGATATTCTGCACTCCGAGAATGCTTGTTGTGACCTCATCCTGGAGGTCCGTGGTCTCGATGGTATCAGGCGCACCGCCTAAATCCGGAAACGACTTAATTCTGCACAGTTCGGTAGGCGCATCGGTACCTACGCCAAATCGCAGAATCGTCCCTATGGTATTGTATGCTTTCGCCGCCATTGGTTTATCCTTTCTACGGCATATCAGCCGTCATTGATAGTTGATAAATTTTCCAAGATGCCGTTATAATGCGACATCGTAAAGCGAGAAGTTATGCGTGTAATTCCGTTCGATGTAATCAGCGGAGAATCGCCCATTTTGCGGAATCCAAGCTTTACAAAAAAAATTCGACAGGCTTCATCCATCGGATAAAGAACACTGTCGATTTTCGTGTTGTCGATATAGCAGTCTGTCTGGAAAGTCAATGTCCATGTGCATTCATCACCGGACATATCGCTGATGTTTGTGGCATTGCCGAGAAGCATCAGGTTGGCATAAGGGAATTTCGCAACGGTTCCGTCATTGATCATCCCGAAGTTTTTTGCTCCCGAATGGCTTAACAGGTAAGTGCGCCATGCCGAGTATATTTCATTCAAGTTTATTGATAATGTCTCAGACACGGAACACCTCCTCCGCGATATCCTCAAGCCTGTCCTTGATTCTCTCGATAGCCTTCAGCATCGGCATCTGAGCTTCAGTACCATTTGTCCGTTCTCCATCAGGCTTCGTCCATGAATCGAAACGGCCTAATCCGTAGCCATAAGAGCCTATGGTATAGCCGAATTGTTGACCGTAATCATGGGGGCTTTGTCCGACCGGACCGTTATAGTGGATACCAGCGCCAAACTCGATGAATGCCACTTGTTCGCCCTTGTAGTAGATTGTGGCAACGTACGTGTACTTACCACGCTTCACTACATCATGGGACAACTCTCCGATGCCATCGCCGGAATTATTCTTGTTGTTCTCTTCAGCAACTTCCTGACCGATTGTAGCCAATCTGGCTGAAAGTCTCTGAGTGCAATCGGCTAACCATGCCGGATAATCCGTCAAATAATCGATGGCTCTCTGGATAGAATCAGGCGCAAGGTCAATGTTAAGCGTATGCTTACTCATCGCCATCACCTTCAGAAGAAACCTTCTTGATTCCGATCCTTGTCTTCGTCCCTTTCAGTGTCCATGTGACTTTATCGACAACATAATCAGGCTTAACTGTAGGCTCACGGTCTGGTCTGAGAACAATCTCCCCATCCTCAATCTCCGGCGTTTTATCCACATATACCATCGTCCCCTCATCAGGCTTGAAATCCTTTTCATAGGTGATCAGATAGCGATCATATGTAGGCAGTACGCCGAAATATGACTGGTAGACGCTTCCTGCCGTGCCTGATACAGACATCCGTTTCTTAATCGGCGTGTCATAAACAAACACAGGCTCAATGCTTGAATCGTCCTTCTCTCTATGGACAAACCAGACCGTCTGCTTACGTTTCTGTAAACTTCTCATAGCTGACCTCCGTATTTATAGTCCCCAAACCCACCTTTGTATCATGGGACATCCCGTACGCCACAAGCGGGAGGTCGCGCTCATAGCGCACACGCTTCCTGATCGCGTTCGTCACACGATAGTTGCAATAGGGATCACGGATGCGAGAAAAGAAGGCGGCGTACCGCCAGCTTCCCATGAGGTAGTCTGTCCGGCCTCATAGAACGTCGTAACGCCCTCTTTGCCGACTTTGTCATAGTGGTAAGCGCAGATTCTGCGGATTACTGACGGATATCTGAGAAGCACTGCTTCGGTCTGTTCTGTTAATTCATCTTCCGTAGAATAACCGCGCGGAAACCTTGTATTCCTGACTTCCTCGATTGCATCGTCCACGATGGATTCGACAAGGTCTGCCTGTTTCTTGTTGTAGTCATCACTTGCGTATGCGATTAACGCATCGACCAGATCTTCCCTTGTCGTTGCCATAATTACGCCTCTCTTCTAGGTCTTCCGGCACGTTTCTTCTGCTGTTCCGTCCGCTCCGTGACAGGCTCAACAGTTTTGCCTTCCGACCGTTTCTCTTCGGGCTTATTAGGCACACGATTGTTAATTTCAACCATGTGCCTGTGAAGCATCATTCCCATGCTTACGCCAGCGTGACCTTAATCAGCTTGGACTGATCGTAAACATACGGAGCGAACAGCTTGGAAGCCTTGATGAAGTTCATCTCAGAGATGATGTCGCGGTCAAACTCGACCAGAGTATCGCGCTTCATGAAGATCGCGAGAGCACCCGGCTTAACAATGTAAGCAAGATTTGCAGTTCCTGCCGTCTTCTCATAGTAATCGCCAAGGTCAGCAGTGACAGGGTTGGCAACAACGACATAACGTCCGTCAACATCCCTCACGTAATATGTCTTTGAAGAAGATACAGCAGAATCAGATGTCTTTGCGAATGTTCCGGTAGCAGCACCGGTCAGTCTGTTGGACGGAACAACCTGGCAACCATGAACCATGCCGATGGTGCCACGGATAATGGCGTTCGCGCCGATTTCCGTATTCGGGATCCATGCCTTGGACTTACGCAGTCTCGCATAGAATGCCGGGGGAATCACGAGAACCTTTTCTCCATCAATGTCCTCACCGAACTGTGTAAGAGCATCGGCAATACCATCAGCCGGATCAGCGTTAGCTGCGATGGTGGAAGCAAGCGCAGTATTATCGCCCATGTTGGCGATCAGGTCTGCTTCGACCTTATCATTGATCGCAACAACGACCTGACGGGCAGCTTCCTGCGCGATGTCGTTGTTATAACCGGAAAGCAGTGCTTCATCGGAGAATTCAATCGCTCTGCCGATCTTGGAAATCTTTACTTTGCGAACATTCTGAGAAAGCTTCGCAATCGGGATGTCGGCACCTTCATTAACGGCAGTTGCCGCGCCGACATACTGATACTGCGGAAGCGTCACTTCATCGCCCGGACGGCCCACAAGCGTAGTGTCAATGTGCGCCAGAGGGGCAAGACGGATCGCGTCAATAAGTTTCTTGTCAATATAATCTGCTACTACCTGCGGATCCAGAAGATCGGCAAGCAGAGTCGCATTAGCTGTTGCAGCCATACGTATTTCCTTTCCGTGGATTTATCCACTAAATGTTTGTATTATTTACCCACAAGCCGTCTGTACGTCTCAGGGTCGCTTCTTAAGAGTTTTGTTCTTTCGAACATGTTCATTGCGTCAAACTGTTCCTGAGTGATGCCGTTATTAACCGAGCCATCAGGAATGTCCGGTCGGGACTTCAGCCATTCAGCTTTCGCCGCCGTAATCGCATCCTGCTTGTTCTGATTCACATTCTTCAGAACCGTTTCCATATCGCCCTGTACTTCAGCCGTAGCCGTAGCCATAGCAATCTCGATGCCCATGCCCATTGCGATATAGCGCTTCGACGCCTCGTTGATGGCTTTGTAATCCTCGAGTTCCTTGACGTAAGCTTCCTGCGCGGCTTTCGCCTCTGCGTCAGCTTCATCCTGCTGCTCCTGTGCCGACATCCGTTCGCGTTTCCACTTTGTGAGTTCGGAATTCTCATGCGTCAGCTTGTCGATGGAATTCTTGAACTTGGCTTTTTCGGCGTTCACCTTTGCAAGCTCGAGAGCAAGTTCCTCATATGACGGCTGTGCTTTCTGTCCCGGCTGTTTCTTCGGCTCCGAAGATGTGGTATCGGGTGTCTGCTTGGTTTCAACTGCATCATTCTGGTTAATGTCTGCCATAATGTTTCCTTTCTGCGTTTTTGAATGGCTTCTCTGCCATATGTTTGCGCTTTTAACGTCCATCTCCGGACTGTGAGATAATGTGTAAGTGTTTAGATCTTCTAGTGCGAAATTTGTAACGCCCCTTCTCTGGGGCGATATATAAACGCCGTAAAAGCGATTATTTTTGGGCAAAAGAAGAGAGACTGCTTTCACAGTCTCTCTTTGCGTTTATACTCCAAGGAGCAACGGCAATTGGCGATTTCTTCCAGACCTGCGCCTAGTGAATCATCCCGTGGGAAATTCATCAGGTAATCGCCAACTTG